TGCTAAGATTCAATGACCGACGTGAATTGGGACGCTACAATGGTATGACTCCAGTAGCTCATGACGTATTGGCTACTTATGCTGATGGTGTCGGTACTAATTTGAATCCTCTTGGTGGTTGGAACAACACTTCTGACAATGACTTGTATTCACGTGGTGCATTTTCCATTGACGCTGTTGGTGCAGTAGCCTCTCCTTCATCCCTTACGGTTGTCCCAACAACTCTCCCCACTCCTCTCGTCAGTGGTGCTTCTCAGGACGTATATGTTCAATTTACCGTGGCCGAACCCCTATTGTTGTCTCCATTTATTTTTGCACATCCTCAGTGCAACAACCAAGGGTTCTATGGCGTACAAAATATGAACTTCGTCTTCAACATAGGGGACGCTACTCGTGTTTGGCGTTCAGCGAATAACATTGCTGGTTCCAACGTCTCACCTTTCGGTCAGACTTTTATTTCAAGTGCCTCAGTCGTGTCATTTTCTTCGGCTGAACTTATTTTTAACTTCCTTACCCCGCATCCCTCAGATTTAATGCCAGCACGCAATTCATGCCCTTACTACGAGCTACCACGCTTCATCACAGCCCCTAACCAGGTGGTGCAAACTTCTTACAATCCTATCGTTACGGCAAGCAATCGTTTGTTGCAACCTAATGTTGTAACCTTAGCTACAAGCTCACTACAACTCAATCAAATCCCTGATAAGCTGATTTTACAAGTACGTAATCCCCTTAACCAAGTGGCATGGGGTCAGCCCGACGCATTTTTGAGTATCAGGGGTGTATCAATTTCATTTAATAATCAATCGGGTATTTTGGCGTCAGCCACCCAGCAAGACCTCTATCGGTACTCTGTTGAAAACGGCAGTAACCAGTCATTCCAAGAGTTCGCTGGTTTTGCTACTATTCCTGATGTCTCTTCAGGTTGCGGTCGCCGACTCGCTACGTCTGGTTCTCTCCTCGTACTGGAGTTTGGTAAAGACATTCAATTAACGGAAGATTATTATTCAGCTGGTTCCCTTAATCTGGGGGAAAAGTGCGACTGGAAACAGTTCGCAAGTCCTATCGCATGTAGCGGTTAGGGCAAGATTGCTTATTAGCAGGAACATCTCGCCATGTTTTCACTACCAAACCATTGCAGTAATGTAATGGCGGACAGGTTAATTGCCTCGTGTATGGTCATAACGTGAAAAATAGAGACAATCTGCGGGTAAAGTATCCTACGGGATACTCCCTCAACGACTGACGCTTTATCCATTGAAGGGTGGATTGAAAGAAACGGCAATCGGTGATTCATAAGAATTGCTTAAGATATAGTCTGCTCTGCTGGGAGACCAGTAGATTAACAATAAGTTTGCGGAAACTTTAACCTTCAAATCAACATCCAAGTGTATAACCAATTCCCCTATGACATTACTCCTGAAATTGTACTTATTACCATGAACAGCGGGATATTCGTGAATGAAAGAGGAACCAGCGCGGTTTATACTGGAATTTTGACGAAGTCAGATGTCTTATCGGCCTCTGCACAGGAGCCTTTTTACCAATCAGACGTAAAACGTATGGTAGGTGGGGGCTTCTTAGATTCTCTTAAATCAATTGCGGGCAAGGTTCTTCCTCATTTGCTCCGAGCTGGTAAAGATGAACTCAAAAAATCAGACCACCCCGTTGCTAAAATGGCTCACTCAGCCATGGGGGCAATGGGATACGGTGGCGTATCAGGTGGTGCTATGGGATGCGGGGGCACTTCAGGAGGGGCTGGCGTATCAGGTGGGCGTATGAAACTCGCTGACCGCTTAATGAAAATGTAATTTTTTTTATTATCATATAGTAAATGAGTTTGTTAGAAGTCGTTGAAACCCAAGTTTTTGGAGCTGATTTTACACTCACGGCTGGTGCTATTGCCCCAGCAGTAAATGCTAATTTTAATGGTGCATCTAAACTTCTTTCTATTGTCCGAAAAACGGCTGGTGGTACTGTTGGTATTCCTAAATGTTCTGTTACACAACCTTCAGGAGCTGGGTCTGCTACTGCAGTATATCTTCTCGGTGTATATTCTTCAAGTGCAACGGATACAAGTGTTTATACTGTCTATTGGACAAATCAATATATTCCTTCTACCAACTTTCTACAGTCTGGTGCTACAGCAGGTGTCCAATTTACACCTTAATTTAATTTGTACGGTATAATAAATGTCACAGTTAGAAATTGTTAAAAATCAAATACACGCACAGGATTACACATGTGTATCTTCTGTTGGTTCAGTAGTAAATCCCGCGAACCTTAATGGTACTTCCCGACTCCTTTCTATTGTTAGAACAGTGGCTGGCGGTACTCCAGGTGTTCCTAAATGCCGTCTTGTACAACCTTCAGGAGCTGGTGCAGGTGCAGTTTATGGTCTCGGTGTATTTTCTTCAGAGAGTACTGCTGATACATCAACATACAGAGTAACATGGGCAAATCAGTATCTTACTTCTCTGAATTACCTTCAATCTGGTTCAACCGCAGGTGTTCAATTCCCTCCGTAATTTAAAAATACATAAATTATTTATTTATTTTATCATATATAAATAAATGCCTTATAATAATCCGTATAACAGAGCCATCGCTAATACACTGCACGATGTTAATGAACGATATGCTCATCTTTATGCATATTCGCCCGTTGATGGAAGAGGAGGTTATGCTTTGGATGGTGGTTCAAGTGCTGGTGTTCTTTTTCAAATCGGAAATGCTTCAAAGCGTGATGGTGAGGATAATATTGTGAATGACAACATGGAACTCCCTGACGTATATTACTACGGAAATGACGCTGAGATGAAAGGTGGAAGTGGTTTTGCTGAGGGGACATTTCGTGATAGGGGTGATGGGTTTTCAGAGGGTGTTGCTTCAGGAAATTATTTAAAAGGTGGAAACTTATTCGGCGATATTTACAGCGGATTTGAAGATTTGGGGACTGATATTGGTAAAGCAGTTGAATATCTGAATCCGTTTGGTAGTGGTCGTCCAGCTGATAAAGAAATGAAAGCTAAATTACTGGGACGTATGTTCGGTAAAATGATGAAAGAAGCACATGAAATGAAAGGAGGCAGTTGGTGGGACTCTCTTAAGGAAGGGATTAGCGATGCAGTCGGTTTTATCCCAGATTTAGTTATTCACGGTCTCGGTAAAGAAATGGAAGGAGGAGCTAAGGATAGAGTGATTGGAGGAGCTATTCTGGGTAATCCAGACCCTTACCCCGTCAAAGGTAATTCTGAACGGATTGCTGGTCGTGGTAAAATCAGTAAGAAAGAACGGGATGCACTCAAGAGTGTATTAGAAAAACACCCTGTTAAACGTGGAAGAGGTCGTCCGAGGAAACAACTGTTAGGAAACAACGGTGAATTGCTCGCAATGCCAGCTCCAGTGGCTCTCCCAAATGGTGTCCCTCCTAAAGCACAGTTAAGGGGTCAATACGGTGGAGGAAAACCTTCAGTTAAAGAAGCAGTGATGAAGGCAGTGGAGAAGAAACTCAAAGGTGGTAAGAACCTAAGTGGAATGACTGATAAACGTGACATGTCTGTAGAAGGAACAGTGGTAGGTTCAGGTGATGGTCGTAAAGCACGTGCAGAGATTGTTCGTAAGATTATGAAAGAGCGTGGAGTTAAGATGATTGAAGCATCAAAAATCGTAAAAGCAGAGGGACTATATAAGAAATAAGACTTTACAAACTATTTATTTTTATTATTAGTATATAATAAAATGAGTTCATTGAGAGCTAAACAGAATATGGAGATGTTGGATGTCTTTAAGAATATCAACAGCCAAGTAGTAGGTCTGCAGAATAAACAGGTTGAAGTATTTCCCGAATCCCTCAAGCCTAAAACCCAACGTGATTTGGGGGCTGAAGTAAATACTGATAAGGCTATAGAACAATTGAATCGTACGTTAGAACAGAAGTTAGGAGCTTTAGAATTAATCGTTCAGAACTTATTCATTGGCACAACAAATCCACCAGGTAATTTATCCAAAGCGGAAGTTAGAGGGGCTGTTTTACAAGCAGAACAGACTGTTATTAGCACTGGTGATATTGTTCCTCTATTCAATGCAATTGTTCGGTTCTTTCAGACACCAGGTATTAATCGTGATTCTCAGAACATTATCAGGGTAAAAATACAAGAATTACAACCTAATCTGGAGGCGATGATATATGGACTTAATGAAGCAGTTGATTTTTTATTTGAGAATCGTGAAGTAAATCCTACACTCGGTTTATCTATTCTGAACTTTCTGCGTACATTATCCGTCTTTACGTTGGTAAAACAACAAGTTGATTCTGGTATGTTAGAACCATTATCAGTTGATAATGTGGCACGTTCATTTAAGAATGTGATTGATGACATACCCTCTAATAAATTAGCAATCCTTAAAAAATACGCACCACGTGGAGAGCTTACCTCTACGTCTATTCGTAATATCCCAGATTTTGACATACTCAATAGAGATGAACGTATTAGACAGATTGCTGATGAATTAGGTATTAATCCTGACGTACTGGATACTTCAAATGTTAGAAATATGAAAGGTTCGCAATTTGAACGGTTTATTACTCAGTTAAGGAATGAAAAAGGAACTGTATCCCAACAGCAAATCCGTGAAGTAGAGGTATTAGAACAAGAACTCCAAGATGTAATCGGTATGATGCACAGTTTAGATTATATAATGACTGAAAATACAGCAA